ATGAGTAAGTTAAAGACTCAGTATGATAAAAGCTTCGACGCGAATGGTAAAGCAACGGCTTCCACTGCTAAATATGCAAATGAATTGAATCAAGCGATTGCTAAGTCTGCTAGTTATGAAGCTCAGATGAAAACTACTACAGGACAAATTGCCCGCATGAAGGTAGAAACAGAAGGTGTAACTGGGAAACTTAAAGCACAATCTGATCAGTGGATTAAGTCAGGAAAGAAAATTGAATCTTTCGGTAAAAAAATGTCTAGCATAGGAAGCACATTGACCATGTCTGTTACAGCGCCGATCGCTGCTGGGGTTGGATTGGCTACTAAGAAGGCTGTTGATTTTCAAACTCAAATTGGTGAAATTGGTCCATTGTTGACCAACGGTGGGAAAATGACAACCGAATATCGCAATCAATTAGATCAGATGTCTGATAGCTCGAAAAAATGGGCGAAGGAATATGGTGTTTCTACTACTGAAATAAATACTGGTTTAGCAGAAATTGTTCGTAAAGGTTATGACGCGAATCAAACGCTTGGTGTAATGCCTTCTATTTTAGATGCTACCAAAGCATCCGGGGATGACTTCAACGATGTAATGAATGTAACTACAGAAGTAATCAGTCAATTTAATTTGAAAGGTAAGGACTACAATAGCACAGTTAAAAATGCAACACGAGTAACCGATGCACTAACTTATGTAGCAAATGCAACTTCTGCTGGTTTCTCAGATTTAGGACTAGCGATGGGGTATGTGGGACCAGTAGCGAATAGCTTAGGCATGGATGTAGAAGAAACTGCTTCAGCAATCGGATTACTTAGTGATGCAGGTATCGGTGGAGAAAAAGCCGGGACAGCACTACGAGGGGCTTTGACACGCTTATTGAAACCATCAAAACAAAATATCGCTGGTTTCGAGCAACTAGGAATTTCTGTGGACGAGTTTAAGAACGGCACACTCACACTTCCAGATATGTTAAACAAAATCAAAGTAAACACTGAAGGTTGGACAGACGCACAACGTACATCGGCAATTGCTTTGGCATTTGGTACTGAATCGCAATCGGCTATGAATGTTCTGGTCAATCAAGGCGGAGATGCTCTAAAAGGATTGACTAAAGAAACTTACGATGCGAATGGTGCAACGAAAGAAATTGCAAAATCGATGAACAATTTGCCGGCTAACAAATTAGCTCGATTTAAAGAATCTTTGAATGTGTTAGCTATTACAGCTGGTGAAAAGTTGCTCCCTATCTTTACCCCAATCATTGCAAAATCAACCAAACTAATCAATAAGTTTTCAGAACTTGATGATGCATCGCAGAAAAATATCATTAAGTGGGTTGGCATAGCAGCAGCAGCTGGTCCCACTTTGAAATTGCTTGGCGGTGGTATTGCTGTAGTTGGAAAAACTCAAACAGCTGTAGGAAAATTAACTGGTAGTTTGGTTGACTTAGTTGCGAAAGCTGCTCAAAAAAAGGCAATGGATAGTTTTTCTACAACAGTTACTACTATTGGAACCACAGCTGCTAAGACCGCAGGCGCAGGTGGGCTAGGTAGTTTAACTTCTGCTTTAG